CAAAATATTTTCAATCTATACTCTGCTCAAGCATTCTCAGAGCATCCATTAGCACTATGGGGACTTGATGATGATTTTTCATATTTATCTCTAATATCTGCTAGCCCAATATACTCTTTAACAGATGCAGTCTCTGCTAGCGTAGCTAATCCACCAACAGAGAAGCCACAGGAAACAGTAGGAATATCTGATATCTTTATTGAGATAGATAGCTTTACTGGTTCTGGATCTGCTAGCATAATTGAAACACAATCTTTTTCAGTTAGCGATACAGATTCTCAAAAGCCAACGGTAAATATAAATTCATTTATATATACATATGATACAAACATAACTAGTCTTCAAATTGGATTTAGATATGACGGAGATAATTATTACTCAACATATGAAAATCTTGATACAAATTCTTGGACAAGAATTCATCACACAATGGATCTTCCAGACTCTGGTGATGTAACGCCATATATATCAATTATTCATCCAGATCCAGAAAAAACATATTCTTTGTATCAGTTGTCAGTAGGACAATGGTCAGAGCAATATAACCATGAAACTCAGGGATCTGTAACCATACCATTTGAAAATATAAGTGCATCTGCATCACTTATGGGATCAGTAGCTGGTGCATTATCTGCATCACCAACAATATTTGATGTTGTTGAAGTTGATGAGTACGGATTTTCAACGGCTAACTATGGATACTATTTTGTAGAAAACAATAGGATGTTATCTACAAATACTAAACTACCAATGGTATACGGGTCTGGAGACATAACAGAAGTATATGCATCAAGTAATTCTATTCCATCTATTGTTTTTCCTGGTAAAGGATTTTTACATACTAATGGAAAGTTCAGCGATTTAACAGCAGAGTTCTGGTTAAAAATTTATCCAGACAACACTACAAAGAAAAGAATATTTGGCCCACTTGCCAGCGAAGATGGTCTATATGTAGATAAAGATTTTATAACTCTAAGAATTGGTCCATATGAAAAGTCATATTTTATTAATAAATGGTATAGGCCAATGCTTGTCAGCATAAGATATAACCAATCTTTTGCTAGCGTAATGATAAATGGTGAACTAGTTATTGAGCAAAATCTTGTTCCAAGAGATGTTGATTTCCCAGAAAATATTACTTACGATACAGACTGGGTAGGATTCTATAGCCATGATGATATTGTCAAATTTGAAGTAGACTGTTTAGCAATATATCCTTATATTGTTTCAGATCAGTCAGCAAAGAAGAAGTTTGTTTATGGTCAGGGTGTTGGTCAGGCACAAGAGATAACTAGAAAGTTTGGATCTACCTCTGTTCCAGTTGACTTCTCATTTGCTGGATATTCAAGTAATCTTATTTATCCAGACATGACTAACTGGTATGCAGGATTTTATTCAAATCTAGATCCAACTTCACAATATCTTAGCATTCCTAAATATCAATTGCCAGAAATATCATATCTTGGAGATGATCTATCTGCATTTAATGTTGATAGAAGAAGAAAGACTTGGCGAAGTGTAGCTGCTAGAACTTGGTACATCTGGCTAAGTAGAATTTGGAGACAGATTTCCTCTTCTAGAGAAATTGAACCACTATTTGATAATTTTGACTCTCAAATAGATAGAACAGAAAACTTTTATTTTCAAACTAGACCAAACAGCGCATATAACAATGTTTATGGATCAATAGTATTTAATTCATTAAACATTCTTAATGAGCCAGCCAGATCAATCCTCGGAGTATTTTCTATAAATCAATCTGAGATAGATGAAAAAGAGGCTGGTACAGAAATATCAATAATGCATTTTAAAAATTCTGCAACAGGAGATATTTTTAAAATAATTTTTGATGATTCAGATAACAAAGTTAAATACATATATAATTCAACAACATTAAAAGAATTTGAAATTTTAATATCAGATGATGACACATTCTTTATTGCTGGCATAGACATAAATAATCTAACAGATTCATTTGCAAGGATCGTAAAAAGATTTTTTTCTATCCCTCAAAATATAAAATTTAATGTTGCTGGAAATGAGAATAATCAATTCCCAGGAAAAATTTATAGAATAAACATAAACAACTCATTCTTTACAAGAAAAGATATGGGAGACTACTTTGATTCACAGGGTTTTGCATCATATAGTGATGAAGCAGAGATACTTGAGTCAAATAGCATACTTTCATATATAGCTAATTACACTCTTTTCTTTTCCAAGACAAATTCATCAATGATTATGGATATTGCCTCAACAGGTTACTGGGAAGATAGTGTTCCTCTATCATATTTTGGATCATATATTTTGAACTCAAAGGGAGAAAGAACAGGCTACGATCTTGACTTCTTACAATTTAATATAGACTATCCAAGCTCCATTTACTCTAATGATAACTTTGATGATGATAGAAACGTAAAAATTTATGCAACGCTTCAGAATTATGAAGATGCTGGAAAAATATCATATTCAAACTACACCATTACAAAAGGACTAGATGAGAATAGATATGTAGATTTTGAAAATATAGACTCAGACATTGATGCAACAAAGTTTAATATTGTTGACGGTACAATAATATTTGCACCAAAATCAATAATTGACTTTAACAATGCATACCTAACAATTCATATGGAGATTAAAGATCCTGGAGTTGGGGCAAACCCAGTAAATATTCAAAGAATGGCACTTTCATCATTAGCATATGATCAAGGATCTCTATATCCATTGAATAGTGCTACTGGAAACAAGATATATCCATTTACAAGACAGGGTATATCCTACATAACAAAAGCAAAGAATCCATATCTATTTTATAAAGATGCCACACCATACCTTTACCTAACATCAGACTCTGGAGTTCAAGCACTACCATATCCAGACATAGAAGACACAGCTAGCGAAACATTTAGAAGAGGAATCTCTATACCACTCAATCAATCAAGAGTAGATAACTATAGCCTATATGGAATGCACCTATGGGCTTTTTATAATAATGCCTCAACTATAACTGAAAGACAAATGGTATTTTCTCTTTCTTATCAAGATACGAGATACAACTTCTATCTTGAGCCAGAGGTCGGCGGTAAAAGAGCAAAGCTTGTTCCATATCTATATGACATTTTAGGTGAGCAAGAGGCTACAGAAATTGTTATGTATCAAAACGGTATCAAGCAAGAAGTTTATATAAATCCACTATCATGGTCATTAATTACAATAAGATTTATAGAAGAAATTGATTTAAGCAATGCCCGTGGACAATTTGAAATATATCCAGGATTTGTTGTTAATAATATAACAATGTTTGAGCAGAATATTGAAAAAAAGGTTGATGATATATTTGAGTCACACCTTGGTCTTTCAAATATAGTCTCGCAAGATTCGTCAACACTTGCGCTAAATTTCAATGAACTAAACCTATTTAGTGACATTACATGGACAAATTTTGATGGTAAACCACTATAATATGGTACAATTAGTGTCATGAAGTCATCTAAACCACGAATAACTGTCATAGAAAAGCAAGGTGAACATGGAATATATGTATGGAAAACACCAGAAGGAAAGATAGTTACTGATGGTAATGGAAATACAATGAATATCCCTGCTCGTCACGGTGATATTGAAGCAATATCAAAAATAACAAAGGCAGCAGCTTACTATGGATTTCCAGAGGGCCAAGCGGTATTTAGGGCTGGTCAAAGAAGAATCACTGACGAAGAACACTCAGAACAAGTAGATAGAATGAAACAAGGTCTTATCGCTAGTGAAACAGATTTAGGTGCTTGGTATGATGCAGCGAAAGGACTAAGAACACATGGCGAGTGAAGATTATGATTCAAGAGTAAGAATTGACAATCCTCAAAAATCAGAGATTGTAAAATATGATGCATTTGATGCAGATCTTGAAACAGTAAAGTCATTTGAAGGTTTGAATCCAAACTTTAAAAGAAGGCTTTCACGACTAAATAAGGTTTGGACAGGAGAAGATGGTGCAAAGTCAAAGCAACTTATTCCAGATATGGATATCACATCTGCTTACGGGCTTTTTGATGTAATTGTTCCACCATATAATCTTGATGAACTTGCTAGTTTTTATGAAACAAATTTTGCTAATCACGCAGCAGTAAATGCTAAGGTGTCAAATACAGTAGGTCTTGGTTATCATCTAGAGCCAAGTATGGCATTAATGGATAGACTAGAAGATGCACAAGATGACACCCAAAGAATGAGAGCACAACGCAAGGCAGATAGAGCAAAGGCCATGGTAATGGAATGGCTAGAGGGTCTTAATGATGAAGATACAATTACACACGTTTTAGAAAAGGCATTTACAGATTATGAAGCGACAGGAAATGGGTACATTGAAATTGGAAGGACCGTCACGGGTGATATCGGATATGTTGGGCATATCCCTGCTACTACTATTAGGGTCCGTAGACTTAGGGATGGATACATTCAAATCGTTAATCAAAGGACTGTCTTCTTTAGAAACTTTCAGCAAACAACAAGCCCAAATAATATTACAACAGATCCACGACCAAACGAACTAATTCATATAAAGAAATATACTCCTCGTAATAGTTATTATGGAGTTCCAGATATATTGTCTGCAGCAACAGCACTTGTTGGCGATACGCTTGCTAGCAAATATAATATTGACTATTTTGAAAATAAAGCGGTTCCTCGCTACATTGTAACTCTTAAGGGTGCAAAGCTTAGCGTTGATGCAGAAGATAAGCTATTTAGGTTCCTTCAGTCTGGACTTAAGGGTCAAAACCATAGAACTCTTTATATACCTCTTCCTGGTGATACTGGAGATAATAAGGTTGAGTTCAAAATGGAACCAATTGAAAATGGAGTACAAGAAGGATCTTTTGATAAATATCGTAAATCAAATAAAGACGATATCCTAATGGCACACCAAACACCAATTTCTAAAGTTGGTGGTGGACAAGGAATGTCAATTGCCTCTGCACTAGCATCTGATAGAACCTTCAAGGAACAGGTTGCTCGTCCAGCACAAAGAAGTTTGGAAAAGGTATTTAATAAAATAGTAAGAGAAAAAACAGATATGTTTATCTTTAAGCTTAATGAATTTACTCTTACAGATGAAAATACACAAAGCCAGATTGATGAGCGTTATCTAAAGACTCAGGTAGTTGTTCCTAATGAAGTTCGTCAACGTCTTGGTATGCCAATGCGTGATGGTGGACAAGATCCAGTTCAACTTACTTCAGGTCAGAGAGCAGAAAATACAAGGCAAATAATGGGTGACCAAAGAGCAACACAGAGAGAAAATAATGCCTCAGACTCTACTGCTACATCAACAGGAAGAAATCCTGGCGGCGAAGGTGCTTCATCACAATAGATATCAAAATATGATAAAATACTAAAAACATACTATATAATAAAGGTGTCATGACTGATTTTACAAAAGCATATTGGGCTACCGATGGTGACTCCATCTCAGTTCGTATGCCAATCACAAAGGTAGACAAAGAGCGCAGAATTGTTTCTGGCTGGGCTACCACAGATGTTCTTGATAAGCAGGGAGATATTGTCTCCTCAGAAGCATCTGCCCGTGCATTTGAAAACTTTTTGGGAAATGTACGAGAACAACATACACCACTTGCTGTAGGAAAAGTTGTTTCATTTAAGCAAGATAAGTTCTTTGATAAGAATGAAAACAAATTTTACAACGGAATGTATGTAGATGTATATGTTTCTAAGGGTGCAGAAGATACTTGGCACAAAGTTAATGAGGGAATTCTAACTGGATTTTCTATTGGTGGAAGCATCAAGGATTCAGAAAATGTTTACAACAAGTCAATGGATCAAGAGATTCGGGTAATTAAAGAATATGATCTTCATGAACTTTCTCTTGTTGATAATCCAGCAAATCCAGCATCAACAATTGTATCTGTACAAAAGTTTGATAACGTTGTACAAGATATTGAAAAGAATTATCTTGAAAATGTTTACTGGTGTTCAGATAGCGATGTAGTTATTCTAAGCGAAAAAGCAGATTATCCATGCCCCGATTGTAATAAGCACATGACTAATATTGGTTTTGTTGAAAGTAATGATGTTAATAAGTCAGATTCTGTTAAGAATCTTATTAACTCATTCACAAAGGCTTCAGATATAGAATCTGAAAACATGGCGATTGACGAAGAAGCCAAGTCAATTGCTGAAAATATTGAAAAGGAGGGAAATAAAGTGGGAATTCTAAACAAGAAGACCAAGGACGCAGAGATTGCAAAGTCTGAAGAAACAGTAGAAGATGCTGTAGAAACTACAGAAGAAGCTGTCGAAGAGGCAATTGAAAAGTCCGATGAGGTCGAAGAAGTAGAAGTAGCTGAAGATACAGCCGAAGTTGCTGAAGAAGCAACCGAAGAGGTTGTTGAAAAGGCTGATACAACTGAAGAAGTCATTGAGACAGAAGAAGTTGTAGAGAAGTCCACAACTCCTGCAGAAGACAGCACAGATGACTTGGCAAAGGCTGTAAGCGAGATCAAGGATTCTGTTGCCGACGCAATTGCAGATCTTGCTGCAGTAGTTAAGGGTATTGCTGATCAGGTGGCAGAAGTAAAGAAGTCACTTGATGGCGTTTCAGAGGAAGTAAACGTCGTAAAGGGCAATGTTGCAGAGTTTGGAGAGCGTATCGATGAGGTTGAAGCAGATACAGCTGTCCGTAAGTCTGGCGATCTTGGCGGGATCGTGCAGGAAAATAAAATAAGAAAGTCGATGTGGGGCGGTCGTTTCCTCAATTCCGCTGACCTATATCGGTAAACATCGGTAAAAATACAGGAGGTGAAAAATATGTCAGAAGATATTCTAGAGAAGGCAGCAGCAACAGGCGCAGTAGTTTCTGGTGGAATTGGTGGTGTAACCAATCCATCAGCTGGTGATCTTGGTGTTGTTGGCAGCACAACCGATGATGGCGGTATTCTCAATCCTGAGCAGTCTCGCCAATTCATCGAATACATTTGGGAACAGCAGGTACTAGCACAAGATGGTCGTAGAGTTACCATGCGTGCAAACACTGCAGAACTAGAAAAGCTTAACGTAGGTGAGCGTGTAATCCGTGCAGCAGCTCAGGCTGATGCAACTTATACAAACGCAGACGTAGCTTTCACTAAGGTAGAAGTTACAACCAAGAAGATTCGTCTTGACTGGGAAGTTTCTACTGAAGCTCTTGAGGACAACATCGAAGGTGTAGGTCTTGAGGACCATTTGGTTCGCACCATGACACGCGCATTCGCTAATGACCTTGAGGATCTTGCTATCAATGGTACTGGTTCTGGTACGAACTCATTCCTAAGCATCCTTGAAGGATTCCATGCCAAGGAGACTGGTGGTGGCAACGAAGCCACTACAGTAGCCTCCAGCGGCAGCACATGGACAGTTCAGGATCTACAGGACATTGTTCTAGCCATGCCACGCAAGTACCGTGGTTCACGGTCTGCAATGAAGTTCTATGCTGGTTCACCAACTCTATCTTCACTTCTCAACAGCCTTGCAAACAGTGGTAACTTTAACAGTGAGCGCATCGTTGAGAGAATTGTTGATGGATCTGTACCACAGGTTGTTGGTGCTCCACTACAGTACCGCGTTCTCGGACTACCAATCGTTGAGGTTCCTTACCTCCCAGACGATTATGTCTCACTCACATTCCCAGAGAACAGAATTTGGGGATTCCAGAGAGATGTTACAGTCCACCGCGAGTTCAAGCCAAAGAAGGATACCGTAGAGTACACAGTATTCGTTCGCTTTGGTGTACAAATCGAAGAAACAGACGCAGTAGCCTACGGCGCTAAGTAATTCTGTTTCAAAGCTACGGAGGGAGGCCCACAAAGCCTCCCTCCAATGCTTTTTAAGATGATATAATTAACTTGGAGATAAATATGCCTGAAAATAAAACTACGCCAATAAAGAAAAAGGCACCAGAAAAAACTACTATTAATAAAAAGGTAGAACAAAAACAGCCAGATAAGGTTGCAATATTCTCATCTGGAAATTTGTTTCATCCTATACTAGGAAGAATTTCAAAGGGCTACTCTATTTTAGATTATTCTACTGCTCATGAATGGATGAAAATTTCAAATAAAATAAGGGAAGCTACTCCAGAAGAAGTCGCCGTAGCTTACGGTGTATAAATGGAAACATTAAGACTTCCAGAAACAACATCTATAGATGTTACATTTTCTGTTCCTGATGCACTAACAAATTATTCAATGACATATGTTGATTTTAATACTGGAATATCAAGATCAGCATCTGCAACCTCAAATTCTTCAGAACTTGTTACATTCACACTTGATGATTACTACCTAACTTATACTGGAACAGTAAAGACAGATATTTATGATGGATCAACACTTGTTATTTCAACTGGAATTGATATTGTAAAGCCATATTGTGATATTACATCTGTTAAAAATAAACTTGGAATAACAACAGCTCAAACAATTCAGATTGAAAAGGTAGCAAGAAAAATAATAGAGTCAGAAGCAGGAACATTTAATTTTGTTCGTAAGCAAAAAGAAATTACTGGAATGGGACTTGACTATCTACCCGTTGATGAAAGAATTGTAAATCTATATTATATGTATGAAAATGGAGACTTAATCTATGATTATGAAGATGAAAATCTCGATGATTATAGAATTAGCATAGATGGAACATCTATTGTTACATCAGTATCTCCAGTAAACAAGATGGAATACCAGAAGGTGTGGAGAGACAGATTTTTAGATACTGACTTTACTAGTGGATATGAATACTTGATAGATGGAGATTTTGGATATCAAGTAGTTCCAGAAGATATTCAAGAAGTATGCGAACTTCTTATGCAAGATATTGCATCTAATAATATGAGATATATTAATCGTGGTATAGAAGAATTTGACAATAACGAATTTAAAATCAAATTTGCAAAAGGTTACACATCTGGTACAGGCAATATGATTGCCGATAAAATTCTAGCAAAGTATAAGAATAGAATTATTCCAGGGGTGATTTAAATGCTGCCAGTTGGCAACTTAAATAATTTATATTATCCAATGACTGCTGATATTTATTATGCATCCAGCACACAGAATGCCTTTGGTGAATATGCAAAATCTTGGACAAAAGACAGAACAATAAATTGTTCTGCAATTAAAGAAAATCCAGCATCATCAATGAGAACTGCATTAACTGCTGAAAAATTTTTAGAATATGATGTAAAAATTAATATGCGTACAAATGAAAATATATTTAAAGCAATTGATGGAACACACTATAAGCCAACAGATATTTTAATTACAAATATCAAAGATCCTTTTAATTCAATAGCTTGGATGGAAAATGATGTTAATCCAACAAGCTTTGAAGTAGATATTGTTGAGCCAATGTTTGATGAGTTTCATGGGGTAGCTGGATACAGAGTATTATTACGAAGATCAGATTTACAGGTTGATGTTTAATGTATACAATAAAATTTGATGGAAAAGAAGCAATGAAAATGCTTAGTAATGTAGTTGCGTACTCTGATGGATTTATAAAAGAAACAAAAGCAAAGCAATCAACAGTTGCATCTAAGTTGGCAGATTCAAGTATTGATGCATTTTATGATTACCTTGACGGACTAGCAAGAACAAACCCTGGAATGCTACATCATGTATATGAGTGGGGTAATGTAGGAAATCCAGAGGCTCGTTTGGTAGAACTAACAAAAGCTCTTGGGAGAGGAAATTCTGTAGCAATTGACTCTGAGTTTCTTACCTCATCATCAATTCCAAATGGTGGCTCAGAACCATTTTATGAAAAAGCGACAATCATGGAAGAGGGTATTCCAGTAACAGTTCAAGCAGTAAATGCCAAGGCCATGTTTTTTGAATGGAATGGAGAAGAATACTTCACTGCTGGACCAATTGTTATAGAAAATCCAGGAGGAGAAGCGGTAAGAGGATCTTTTGTTAGAGCGTTTGAAGAATTTTATAATATATATTTTAATCAAGTATATCTGAGAGCAATTAGATTTTATGATCATTTTTCTCAAACCAGAGAATATTCTAAAAACTTTCCTGCGGCAGTTAAGTCTGCAAATGCAGCAAACATAGGAAGAACAACTGCGCTAAAATGGATATTAACAATGCCAGGTGATGAATAATGAGTAGATATCCAGAACTTATAATTAATAGCTATGTGTGGAAGCAATTTGAAACTGCTAAACCAGCAATATATTCTCAATATACAGGAAGTCCAATTATTCCAGTAAGAGATATGTCCTCTGAGTACCCATGGGGAACAAAGCCATATATTATTTATGATTCTTTTGCAAGACCACGATCAGCAAGAAAATATTTTTATCCAGTTAAATCAGCTCAACTTATGTATTCAATTAAGGGGTCTATATCTGAAATATACGAGTGGAGAGACTTTATTATAAATGTCTTGGATAGAGAAGATGATGCTGCCAAAGATATTAACGAGTATGCTGGAGAAAATCTTAATGGAGTACGATCATATTTTCAC